CCAATATGAGCGTGGCGACGAGAGTAGGGTGGCTAGCCTTTTTTGAGTTGCGAGCCGAAGAGGCAAAACGCCAACGGTAAATTATTCCGGCAAAATTCCACGGAATTTGGTGGAATTTCGCGGATTATTGTATTGCGCTTTGCGTTTGCGGTCCTAAATCGACTCTCATGTCTCATACAAACCAAGCTAACCATCCTATTTGGCTGCGACCAAAGCAAGTGATCGAGCTGTATGGCCTGGGCCGAAGCACGCTCTATAACCTCATCAAACAGGGCGCAATAAAATCTACGACTACACGCCGCGAAGGCGAGAAATACGGCACACGTCTAATCAACCGAGCTTCGATTGACGCTTTGCTTGACAAGAACGCTACTGGTGGCACCGAAGGCTAAACGGAACTAGAGCCCTGTTTTGCGGAACTAAAGCCCTATTTTGCGGAACTACCAAAAGCCCTTCTGTCAGTTTTGTCTGTAAAGAATAATGGGTGGTCATCGCTGACCACCCTAAAGGGATTGGATATTGCCCTTATTTACCAGCTGTCGGTGTGATCTTTTTTACTACGCGCTGATTTTCGTAATCGATTACGTCTTCTTTTTTAACGCGAATGCACCCTGGCGAATGATGCACAGACGGAATGATACGTTTGGCGATTAGGTAATAGCCTTGCCGCCTACTAATGCCTAGGTATTCAGCGACGTCGGGCACGGTCATGCGGTGGCTTAATTTGTCATGCAGCATACCAACCAAATTGGGCATGCATATTGTGCGGTCAATAACAAATCGCCAGCCAATAATAACTTGGCAACAGTGCAAGGGGGAACCATCCGTTTAATTTAGCAACGATTTTTCCCCGTATGCATATTCGTAGTTCACCTGCAAAATCGCGTAGTTCACCTCCAAAATCGCGTAGTTCACCTCCAAAATCGCGTAGTCGCCGCTAGGGCCTGCGCTAATAAATACCGACTCC